TGCGCGGAGTTTTAATCAAGATTTTGTGGGGTCTCCTGACGCGGTAGCCAGTCCGGCGACCTCAGCCGATGTGGCTGTATGGTTCTTCCTCAAAGGTGCTTCGGGATACGGATACAGGGGTCTCTATAGTGACACGGTCGCGGTGACCAAGTATGTCAATGGTGGTACCAACGGTTTGGCAGATCGCCAGGCGAAATTTGCCGAAGCGCAGACAAAGGTGGCCGTGACCACCTATAACGCGGTGTTGGTGTAATGCCAGGGGTAGCGCGAGTGGGGCAGGATTTGAACAGTGGACATGTCGGGGATTCTACCCCCTGTATCGCAGGATCTCCTACGGTGTTTTGTAACGGGTACGCCGTCGCTCGCATAGGGGATCCTTGGGCACCGCATATAGCACATCAGCCTTTGGGGGGTACTGGATCAGCCACCGTCTTTGTCAACGGTCACGGTGCGTCCCGGTTAAATGACATGACTGACTGTGGTACGATAATTTTAACAGGTTCTCCGGATACATTCTGTGGAGGATAATTATGGCGTTTAGTCTTGATACCAGTGGGATCAACATTCCAGGTATTCCCACGTCCGTTGCGGCACCCACTTCAGGCATTAGCCCTACGAGTTTGTCATTGGTGGACCGTATCACCTCAGATCCTGGAACCTTATTCTCAAATCCCATGGTCGGCACGGTCAATTTTATGGGAAACTCTGTGGATAGCGTGGAGACGAGGTTACAGTCAATTGCGGCAGGACCAGCGGAAGGCACTGGTAAGATTAGCGCGGCCGAGGCACAATCCTATCTGGCGGGGCAAGGTCTCCAGGATCTTCGTAGTAGCATGGGAAATTTTATGGTTCATACGGACCGATTGTCCGGTCTGCTTCAAAGCCAAGGCGTCAGTACCCCCGGACTACAGCAAATTATGTCGGTGGGTAGGCAAATGCAAACGATGATGACGTTGGTCAATGCGGCCAGTGGTTGCACTAGTGCCTTGGGTGGGGCCACGGGTATCTTCTCACAGGGCACCATTGACGGGGAGACCAGTAAACTTGCCGACATAGGAGAACAGATTTCCAATGGGGTGGCCACGATTGCTGATCTTACCCAGACCGTCACCAATGTCACCAATACCGTCAATGGAATCATAGACAAAGATTCCCAGTTCTTGCAGAATTGTGTCAATCAACTCCAAGCCGCGGCTGTCGGATTGGCCATGGAAGCGGCATCTAAAGATCCCTGCATCGCCTTTCTGTTCCAATCTGTCTCGAATCTAAATCCAGGTGGTCTGCTCGATGTGCTCTCGAAACCTTTAGCCAAATAAGAACGCATAAATAAGACTATGGACAGCCCAATCACTCCGATCTATCAGGACTTCGATCTCAACTTCGGATTCCACCCGGTCAGAAAAGACCTGGTGTTGATTCGTGATGAGGCGTCGGTCATTGCGTCACTCAAGAACCTGCTGATGCTGAACCACTTTGAGATCCCATTTCGTCCTGAGATAGGGAGTAACATCCGAAAATTGTTGTTTGAGAATATTACCCCCTTCACGGCGGACGACCTGAGGCGGTTTATTCGTGAGACCATTGTAAACTTTGAACCCAGGGTCAAAATTGACATACTCACGGTCGATGTCGACCCCGATAATAATGGATACACGGTGCACCTGGAATGCTATATTGGTATCAATCCAAAGGCAGAGATTGTCAATTTACTCCTAGAACGAATCCGATAATGCCTGGCGGCAGAAATTTGGAGAGGGCGGCACAATGGCAGACAAACTGAACATCACCACTTTAGAATTTGAGGATATTAAACAGAACCTCAAAGATTTCCTCACGTCCCAGAGCACCTTCAAGGACTATAATTTTGAAGGTTCGGCCATGTCAATCCTCATAAACCTGCTGGCCTATAACACCTATTATAACGCCTACTATTTGAATATGCTGGCCAATGAATCATTCATTGATACGGCCGTCGTTCGCAACTCGTTGTTGTCGAAGGCGAAAGAACTGAATTACACTCCCACCTCGCGCCGGGCACCCACCGCGATTATCAATCTTACGGTTACACCTCCTGGGGGCAACACACAGGGTACGTTAACCCTGGATCGTTTTACGGAGTTTCAAGCGGAGACCATTGACGGGATCAATTATACATTTGTCGCCGGGGATGCTCATACTAGTTATAAGGAAAATGGGGTATTCCCATTCACCAATATCGAATTGAAAGCGGGAATCCCTCAGACGGTCACATTTACCTATGATCCCGTCAGTAATCCCCGATCAGAATTCACAATACCCAATGATGATATTGATACTTCAACCCTGCAAGTGGTGGTCCAGGAATCCACGATCAATGCCGTCTCGACGATTTATAACAAATCAGAGGACATCACAGATTCAGACGCTACGACCGCGGTCTATTATTTGTCTACGTCCGTTGATAACTTATACAAGTTAGTGTTCGGAGATGGACAAATCTCCAGGGCCCTTTCAAACGGCAACATCATCGTGGCCTCCTATCTGACCACCGACGGCGATCTTGCCAACCGGGCGAATAGTTTTGCCACAGGGTCTATCGGGGGATTCTCGAATGTGGCCGTTACCCCAGTATCGGCAGCCGCCGGCGGATCCGAACGCGAAGAAGCCGAATCGATTCGCTTTGTAGCACCGCTGAATTACACGGCCCAGGGTCGATGTGTGACAACGAAAGATTATGAAACTCTGATACGCAACCGTTATCCGGCGATCAATACTATTACTGTATGGGGTGGAGAAGAGAATGTGCCTCCTGTCTACGGCAAGGTCTTTATTTCATTCGCTCCTAAGACGAATGTGATTATCAATGACACCGAGAAACAGCGAATCATCGATGAGATCATCACCCCTATTTCCATGGTCACTGTGACCCCGGTGATTGTCGATCCAGACTATGTGTACATCAAATTTACTACCCGCGTGGAGGTGCTCACAAAGTTGACCACCCTCACCACCGCACAAATTTCTGATGTGGTGAAAACAGCGATCTTGAACTATACCACACAAGCCTTGAACCAATTTGGATCATCGTATGTGTCATCTAAATGCGGGAGAGCCATTGATGATTCCATGCCTGCGATTGTGGGGTCTTCTACAGAAGTACGCATGGCCAAACGGTTCACTCCTTCCTTGAATGTTGCCGCGTCATATTCTGTGGATTTCAAAACGGAGTTGCATCGGTCGACCTTTGCCTCAGCCTTACGATCAAGTTCCTTTATGGTGAATGATGCCGAGGGAATTTCTCGATTAGCATACCTCCTTGAAGTCCCCGATTCCTTCACAGGACTGGATTCTATTGACATCACAAATCCAGGGTACGGATACACAACTGCACCGACCGTGACGATTACCGGTGATGGATCTGGTGCCACAGCGGTGGCCACTATCGTCAATGGTCGCCTGGAGACAGTCACCTTGGTAAACCGTGGAACCGGCTATTCCTCTGCTCTTGTGTTCTTGTCGGGGGGTGGTGGATCCTTGGCATCAGCTTCAGCGGTCGTCTCCTCAAAATATGGGGATATCAAACTTGTTTACACAAGTTCGACCGCCGAATTGATTACAATTGATCCTGCCATAGGTACGATTGATTATGTGACCGGAACCATTTTCATCAATTCATTGAAGATCACTGATCCATTGACCACTGATGGTCTAATAGAAGTATCGGTTGAGCCGTTTGAATCGATCATCACCACAACACTTAATCAACTTCTGACGGTCGATCAATCACAGACAGATGTTATCACAGTCGATGTGCATATGCGGTAATTTATGGCTAATACACTATCATTGCTGGTGCGCCAACAACTTCCTGAGTTTATACGGTCCGATTATGATACGTTCGCCACGTTCATAGAGGCCTATTATGAATTTTTAGACCAAAGCAATAATGCGATTGGTGCGGCGAAGAGTTTGCCTACTAATCTAGACATCGATACAACCACCACTGCCTTCATGGAGTATTTCATTACACAGTATTTGCCCCTATTTCCACCGGACAGGTTAAGTAGCCCTGCCACGATGATTGCCCATGCCAAGGAATTTTATCGTGCCAAAGGAACCCCCAAGGCGTTCAAATTACTATTTCGTTTGCTCTTCGGTCAAAATGCAGAGATATTCTTTCCCAAAGATAACATCCTCCGTGCCTCAGACGGTGAATGGATACGGGAAAAATCTCTTCGGTTCAATGAATCCATCTGGACCTCTCAGGTTGGTGATGGTGCCACGACACGGTTCAGGGCGTTGTGTGATTCCCGATCAATTAGTAGTGGGAATGCGATTAGGGTATGGTTCGGGGGTACAGCCTCCAATGGTATTTCTGGTTCCCTTCAAACTACAGGATATTACCATTCACCTAATGACCCCTATGTTGTATTTTCCCCTGCTCCTCCTCCGAACACGGTTATCAATATTTCCTATCATTCCCCAGACATCGTTGAGCGATTTGGTACGAATGAGATCGTGCTGAAGTTGGCGGGTGTATCTTCTAATGCTACCGCAATATCAGAGACCGCAGAAATAATCTATGATGCCCAGGCTGATTCCATGGACATGGTCGTTTCCCATGCGGTAGGAACATTCCTCCAGGGTGAAACAATTCATGGTCAATGGACATATGACACTTCTACTGGTGCCACGCTTGATGTGTATGGGGAACTATTTTCATCGGTGCTGTCGATTGAAGTGGTGAAACCTGGATATGGATATAATGTCGGTGACCCTGTTATCATAACTGGTGGCAGTCCTACTGTTGCTGCCACCGCTGTCGTTGATGAAGTCCTGAAGGCCGTGGTAACGAATGTGAGTGTATTGAATGGGGGTGCCGGCTATCAGGCGCTGCAACCAGTTTACATCATTTCCACACCTAATACCGGACTGACCCTCTTTGTGAACACGGTGGATACCTCTGGGAATGTGCATCCCAATTCCTATCCTGTCAGTCAAGACACGATCAATTGCTGGAGAGGCATTCTGATCTCCAATGCTGATTATAAGATGCCGCCGGCGGGGGCGGAAACCACCACAACACGCTTCAAGGATGCTCTCACGTTTGTTACTTTTGGCAGCCTGGGACCTGTCACCAACATCGCCATCGTGAGCAGCACGACCGTGTTTTCCAGTACTCCGCAACTCAAGATCGATTCGCCGATCCTCGCCGTCACAGGTAGTAGTGCTACCAATACCACACCGGGGAATGTGAGTATCGGTTCCTTTGGTATTTTGGGGCGCATGGCTGTATCAAACGGTGGAGCAGGTTATGTACCTGGGGATGAAATCTCTTTTGTGAATAATGTCGGGAGAGGTATCGGTATCGGGGGAGCCGCCGAAGTCATAGAGGTACATGCTGCCAATTCAGGGATCAAAACAGTCAAATTTCAGCCCTCCAGGGTCACAGGGACGGCTTCAGTTAATGTGTTCGCCAATACATTACAAGTGAACGGCACAAGCACCTTCTTTACCACTGAACTCTTTGTTGGTGACCGGGTAGAAATCAACAATGAAACCTCCTTTGTCGCCTCGATAGTCGATAGCACACATATCACGGTCAATACAGCATTCACCAAGAACACAACGTCCAGGTACCTGGGTGTTTATGGACGCTATTTTGTCGGGGGCATCAATTATTCTATGAGTGCCCTGCCAACGGTGCAAGTCATTTCCTCGAATGGTTCGGCCACAGGTGCAAATATCCAGGTAACTGCGGTCATTTCAGGAGGGGAGTCTCTTCTGGCCACAGGTGTGACCA